CATAATTTCTTTGACTTAAAAAAACAGACTTTACAGAGTTATTCTGTGTAGTTTGTTGAACCGGACGATACATTACTAACATTACTGTATAAATCTTTTATGTTCTCTATCACAACAGATTTATAGAATTTAAAAATGGAGTAGATATAGGATTAGGATATGGAAAAGTCTGAGAAAAAGGAGTCTGAAAGTCTGCAAAAAAAGGAAAAGTCTGAGAAAACGGAAAAGGAGTCTAAAAGTCTGCAAAAAACGGAAAAGGAGTCTAAAAGTCTGCAAAAAACGGAAACTCCTAAAAAATCAGACTCTGAATCGGATTTAATGAAAGGGTTAATATATGGAAATGTCAATTATATTATTTAGCAAATAGAATATGACGTAATTCAAGCATAAATTTATCATTAACAGAGTCTTTACAGAATTCTTTAAATGGAATACCATAAAGCATACATATAATGAAATACATACTAAACATTCCACATTCGGAGCCTCCATATTGGAATCGTCGTGCATTAAATCCAAGTCCAATATTGGGATTTTGTAGACGTAAACTTTTCATTAAACGTGCAATTAATGGCGGAGTTTTATATCCATATGAATCGAAATAATAGCAATTAGGATTATTAATATTATTAATATCAATATATAATCCAACCCAATGGCTACCACCTTTAAAGTGCGGGTCAAGATTAAAAATTGCACCTATTCCTCTTATACCTTTAGCATATTCAGATTTAAGATTAATAGTGCATAATTCATTATATAGACACACTGGTTTTGATGATTTAACGTATGGGCTTGGAGCAGAAAAATCAATGGGGAACACACCTAGGAATTTAAAATAAGGTATAGCTTCTTGATATTGTTTCATAACGGCTGCAATATTAAAATTATCAAGCCACATATCGGGATCTTTGAGCCACGTTTTAGGATAGCGAGGGCGGAGATATTGTTTACGGAGTTGTTTTTTGGTATCATTATTCAATGCAGCCTTATCTAAAAGGCAATGTTCTTGACCATCATTGCATCCTAGTTTTTTAAAGGTATCTGAAATATTGTTTGCACCAACAGATTTAGATATTTGAGAATAGACATTATCAGGTAGACAAGTCTTTTTCCGAGATTTTAATTTGGGATTACATTTGGAAAAGTCATTAAGACTTAATTTACGTTTTCTGGATTTAGAAAATGGCATAGTTGGCGCCTCTAATTTTAGAAAATATAAGAAATAATCAAAAGTAGGAATGGCAGTGACATTTAATTTTGAATATTCAAATATAGTATTATCTATTGGCGGGCAAATTTTATTTATATTATTTGCAATAATGATATTACTTTTTGGAACACCGACAATTAATTTCCCAGTTGCAAATGTTAGAAAAATGCTTAGTAAGGGTGTAGGTGCATCTGCTGCAGCGGCCGCAAATAGTTGAATAAATAAAACATAATATAGATTAGGATTAATAATGTCATCATCTACGGGAGCTGCTAAGTTAGGATCATCAGGATCTGCAACATCAGCAAGTTTAGGATCAGGGGCGGCGGCTATTGCTGCTACTATTGCTGCAACAAAATCAAGCGGCTTTTTTACGGCTCCTAATATTGGTATGCTAGTTGGCCTAATATTATTTGTAGGATTTTATATTGGAGCTATTGCAACAATGGCTAATTTTGTAGGAAGTCAAGATAATTGGAATGCAGTTCAACCACAAATTAGTAAAGTAATTGGTTTATCAATTGCTGGTATGGTAGGATTTACAATCGCAGCCCTATTATATTTTAAACAAAGCCCAAATATGTCCATTATATTTACTATTATATTATCCTGTATGGCATTAACAATGTCTTTTATTGCAGTATCAGTATCAGCAATAACAAAATCATCCTAAGAAGTTAGCCATACAGATGGTATAGAATGTTGTAGACGTAATTTAAGTCCATTTTTATTATTTATTTGTGTTATTCCTTGTAAACGTATAACACATCTAATATTGTCGCCAGGCTTTAGTTGAGACATTTTACAACTACTACCGTCTGATTTTTTAACAATAGATGTAGGGAAAATGTAAAGTGATAGTGTAGTATCATTAAGTAAAAAATGGAATAATGAATGTATATCATCTTGTGTATTATCTATAGTGGAAGTATTATTAAGAAAACTCTGTTGATGTACGAAAAAAGTACTTGCTAGATATTCCTGTAAAGTATTAATTTTAATCTGAAAATTAAATTGATCAGAAAGATCTAGACGTAAACGAGAATTTTCAGGATTATAATCAATTATTTTAAGAGGAGGAGTTAAAATAGAGACATCTTGAAAATCTACGCTGCAATCTTTATAGGATAAACGAGCAAGTGATTTACCATATCTATCAAGTTGAAAAGGTGTTAAATGGATATTTCCTATTTGTAATGCTTGGTATGGTATAGAAAGAATCATTAATTGATTAATATGTATGTATTTCTTAAGTAGCCTTATAGGTTATGCATATTCTTAAATGCTTTGGTTCGCTAGTGCTTTAGTTTTACTTCGCTACTGCTTTGATTCGCTAGTGCTTAAAACTTAATTAATAAGATAAGATAATGCAGCCCTGTAGTTTTGCGTGGAGGGGTTCAAGAGGTGTTGGTAAAAGAACACAACTTCTTGAATTTTTAAAGAAAGAATGTACTAATATTAGACTACCATTTGAAATTAAATATGGAACCTGGTATCTTAATAAACAAGTAAATGGTGGCGATCCAGATGAAGAAGATGATGAAGCAACTGGTAAATCAATTCCATATGAAGAGTCCAATATCCATTTAGGATTTGATGTTGCTAGAATGTCAATGTCTGATAAAGTTTTCCTTCAATCAATCCTAACACGATGGACAGGTCAACAAGATGTATGCTTGGTATCATCTACAATTCAGACACGCTATTTAGTATTATATCACGCCCATTTCTTAACCGATGAATCCGTACTACAATTACAAGAATGTTTAGAGCAATACCCTACATTTGCAATATTATTAACGACAGAATTGCCACTAAGTGGTCGTCTACGTGATTTTTGTATGGAGATTCCTACACGTTCTGAAAATGATATGTTATTAAGTAAATATGTAAATGATAAACAGCTACCAAAGGATGATGTCTGGTTACTGTTTTTTAAGAAAACAATAAATGATTGGTCTGAGTCCTGGTCAAATGAAAAAATAGCAGATATCAGAAATTGGATTTATATTTGTCTTCAAAGGAATCTGCGTTGGACAGATGTTATTACATATTGGATTGAAGCCATATATGGTACAGAATGGATAACTCCGAGTATTAGGAGTCGTTTGTTAAAAGTCCTATGGAATGCGGAGTCTGGGTCAGGATGGGTGTTAGTGACATCATATCGTATTCCTATTTTATGGGAACACGTGCATTTAGAATTAGCAAGAGAGATGTATAAATTAAGAAATAATATTGATTAATAATAGGGTAAGAATAAATGAAAGAACGTTCTCCAGTAATTAAATTAATACTTGATGCAGTTAAAAGAGATATGGAAGATACTGCACCAATATTCTATAGTGCTGACGTAACAGCTGGAGATATGGAGTTTTTATATGAAGAATGTAGTAAACAAAGTGAGTTTGACCCTTATAATCGTAGAAACTTAATGTATAATTCATTAAAGGCAGGTGATGCCCGATTAATAGTAAAAAAATGTGAATATGGTAAAATATTAGCAGTGTTATTAAGAGAGAATCAGGAAAATGATATTCCTTGGGAATTATGGGGGAGGATTCTAAGGATGTATGCAGGGAAAAGTAGTAGAAAATTTAGAATTTTTTTTTTAGCAGATGATAGAATTCGTACATTTCCTGAAAAAGGTCATAAAATAACACCTCCAAATATTAATGGAGGATACACATATAGTTGTAATACTAAATCAATAATAATATATAAAGCCGAAGATGCGACTCGTGTTTTAATTCACGAATTAATGCATTCAAGTTGTGCTGATAATCACGAGAATGGAATTGATATAGTAGAAGCAGAAACTGAAGCGTGGGCCGAATTAATATACATCGCTCTATTATCTCAAGGAAAACCTTATATATTTAATGCATTATTGGAACGTCAATCCGAATGGATTCGAAAACAGAATAATATAATTAGAAAGCATTATATAGGCGATGAAGAAAATAGAGAATTTCCTTGGCGTTATACAATAGGTAAGGAAGAAGTCTGGCGGCGCTGGGGAATATTAGATGATACAGATTCAAAGCCAGATATTAAAATAGGAATTTCACTTAGGCTAACTTATCCACCATCAGATATTTTAAAGAATCGTTTTAAGGTAACTAATAATTCAACGATATTATAACAAAATTGATATGCAGCAGATAATCAGATTAAAGCAGTGAAATTTAAAATGGGTGTAAAAGGTCTCTTTCAATTCTTGAAAAGATTTGAAACAGGAATTCATATCCCTAGTTATGTAATTGGAAAGCGAATAGGCGTGGATATTTTCTGGCTGTTGCATAAGTCACGAGGTGATTTATTTAGTTTTCAGAATTATATGTTGCAAGTGGTAAAGAATGCAAAAGAAGTAGTCTGCGTATTTGATGGCCGACCGTCAGAAGAAAAGGCAGAGGCACTTAAAGAACAACGTGCTCGTCGCAAAGAGATACTTGATACAATTGATCGTATTGAAAAGTTTGTTAAACACCCTTTCGCACGTATAAGTGGAGCAAATCGTTATTTAATTAATGGATACATACTTGAGCTAAAAAGAGAAGCGTGGGTGCCAACTCCTGAGTTTATTGAAACGGTGACGAGATGGCTAAATGGTAAGGGGTGTACTATTATAAATGCGACTGAAGAGGCAGATACTGTGTTATGTGAATTAGCAACTTCTGGTAAAGTTGATGCAGTAATAACAAATGATTCAGATCTAATTGTATTGGGATGTAAGAATGTAATAAGAATGAACAGTCCGACAACTGGGCGACTCTATGATATTAAATTTATTCAAGAGCAAATAAACTTTACGGAACAAATGTGGTGCGAATTTATGCAATTATGTAAATCAATGAAAGAAAAAGATATCTGTTTGGCGTATTCGTTAATTAGTGTGTATAAAGATCTGGAATATGCACTTCAAAAATATCATAATACGTACAAAGAAGATTTAGTCGAAAATGTGGATTTTGTAAAGCTATATGATTTAATTAATTGTCAGGATGAATAAAATCTGTATTTAATATAGTTATAATGGCAGCACCATTTCATATCTCTGAAGATCATCTTCCAGTAGGGTTAACAGTACCATTTAATGAACAGAATAATCCAGATTTTATAATTCTTAAAAATAATATAGATGGATTTATAAAAAAAATAGAAGAATTTAAAAGCCATGGTTATATAATTGCAAGAATAATTGGAAAAGAAAAACAAAATGTATTTGCATCTTCTATTGCAAAATATTTAATTACACAAGTCCCTGGCTATGGTTATATTAATACTCCTAATATGATAAATGATTTTCAAAAATATATTTTAGAAACATATAAAGATAGATATACATTATTTCAGCCTAATAAACAACTTGCAAAAGCAAAGGCAAATGCTGAAGGAGCTGCAAATGCTGCTACATCTGCAGCTTATTCTGGGCCTGAAGGATTTATGTCAGAAGCAGAAAAACAAGAATATTTAGATGAAATTAGAATAGAAAAAAAAGCAATAAATCTAGCTATTACTGAAATTAATAAATTACCTTCTCTTCCACCAACAAATGATTATGGAGAAAAAATGTTATTATCTTCTCCTGATCCTAAAATTCAAGCTTTAGGGTTGGATATACAGCAACGTAGAAGATATTATAAAGATAAGTTAACAGAAAAACAAATATTAGAACAAAAACAAAAAGAATTAGAAAAAGAAGAAGAAGATATGTTAGCTCATTTTGGTAAAATGTCATTTGGTGGTAAGCAAAGTACTAGAAAAAGAAAAACCAGAAAACATTCTAAAAAATCAAGAAGTCATAGAAAAAGTTCAAAGAAAACAATGCGTAAGCGCAGTAGTAAGCGTAGAAACAGTAAGCGCAGTACAAGAAGACGCAATTAAACTTGTATAATAAATATAATACGTATTTTTATTAAAAATCACTATTATATTAAGTATTAAATTGTTGTTTATCAATATATATTACAGTTGATATAGATCCATTTCTTGAATCAACAGTACTTAATTTAATTTCACTAAACACATCATTGTTAATATTATTAAAATTAATAGATGCATTTCCATTTGTAATTACTATAGGAGTTGTAGCTATATTATATGATGAATTCTCTTTAGCTGTACTGTCAATTTGTGTACCAAATGTTATATTAGTTAAATTAATTGTAGCAGAACTAGTATTAGTAGTAATAGGCATTGATTCTTGAATTTCAAAGTAGAGCATAGGCGATGAAGGGATAATGAATTGTACACTCTTAGTAGTATTAAATGTTCTAGATATACCATTTTTTGTAAGTGTAATACTTAATTTTACGAGTATATTTCCAAGAGTATTATCAACACCTCTTCTTGTAAGTTTTATTTGCTTTGTAGTTAAAGTGGCAGGAATATTGATATCACCAGATGTTATTGCATATGTTGTTCCAGATATATTTCCTGATGTAATAACATCCCACTCATAAAGTATGTTATATGTACTTAAATCCGATAAGCCATTTATTATAGCTGTAAAGTATGTATTAGTAAATGCGGATGGTATTTCTGAAAATCCAATTATTTCTACTGTAGCTGACTGAAGAGTTTGTTGTACTTGTGATTGTACTTGATTTAATATATTATCTGAATTATAAGTTATACTATGATTAGTTGTATTAAGTAAAGGGAAACATCTATTATAGTTAATATCTGTACCATCGCTTTTTCCAAATACAGGGATACCTAATGCACCAAAAGTAGCAGTCATTCCTTTTGATGGTTTTGTTGTTAGATAATAATCAATCCATTCAGAAGAAGCTGCCCAATCACATTTATATAGATAAGGTCTATCTGGGTCAGATATTTCTTTAAATGTTGCTGTATAATGTACTGGTGGGTATGGTGGTACAATTAATGGATCATTAGGTACTTCAGCAAATACTTGTACAGCATTGCAGGGTGTAATAACAGGTGTATTCCAAGGATTATTTGTATTAAGCAAATTATAATTTGTAGCACTTGCATCTAGCCCAGTTGTTCCAATTATTTTACAAAATTCTCCTTCTTGAATACCTTGAAGTATTACTTGTTTATTTTCAGGTTCTGTTGCTAAAGGATTTGTACAATAATATAAAAATATATTGTATGACTGTAAAGGTTTACAAGAATTATATATATCATTTAATAGAGAACCTTGATAATTATTACCACTATTACTCCAACCAATCCATTTTGTGGCCGTAACACCATCAGATACGTGTCTTGATGGTAAATATTGTGCATTTAATAAAATATTGTTTATAGCCCCTTGAGCTCCAGTTGCGCCTTGTGCTCCAGTTGCGCCTTGTGCTCCAGTTGCGCCTTGTACGCCAGTTGCACCTTGTGCGCCTGTAGCTCCTTGAGCACCAGTTGCACCTTGTGCACCAGTTGCACCTTGTACTCCTGTTGCTCCTCTTGCGCCTTGTGCACCAGATGAACCAGTTGGCCCAGTTGCACAGCATATAATGGGATATGGTGGTGGGCAAAATTGTGGACAACCATAATTAGGAGTATAACAAGACATTCTATTATTATTAGTAGTTTTTAAATATTAAAATAAATAACACAATATATTAATATGTATTTCGGAGTGTTTATGAATATTAATTTATAGTTATTAGTTCTAGAAATATTACATTAAATTATATATAGGGTGAGAAAAATAAGGAGAAAATAAACAAAAATATATTTATTTTCTTCTTATAAATAAGTAATTAGTATTTATTTTAATTTATTTGTTTTTTGGGATCTTTTCCTAAAAGATCATTTAAGCAGTAGCAGGCTTCTTTTTCTCAGGGAGCACGTATAGTTTGTATAGGTAGCTCTGGATGTTGCGGTAGGTTAGGGTCTCACCTTCCTTTACACCAAGTACCTTGCGCATTGCTGCATCAGGGTGGATGGTGTGGCCTTTCTCAGCATCCTTTAGCTTGTGGGAGTCCACGTAAGCGCTGAATGCACGAGTTACATCGGCAGGGGTCATTTGAGTACCCTTGCTTTTACCTAGGAAGCCGCAGAGCTCATCCTTTAGGGTTACAGGGGTAGTGAAGATGGTAGGGCGCTTCTCCTTAGTGCCTTCAGCACCATCTTCCTTTTTGGAGCGGCGGCGGCGGCGACCAGCTTCCTTTACTTCTTTGGCTACACGCTTTTGTAGGCGTTGTAGGGTCTTGATGTTAGCTACTGCCTCATCACGCATCTTTTGGTTAGAGGTGATTAGAGCAGCAATCTCTTGTTCAACAGTCTTGGCCTCAACTGCAGGGGCCTCGCTTACTGCTTCTACAGGTGCAGCTACAGGTGCAGCGGCAGGGGCAGCTTTAGCTTTCTTGGGCTTCTCCTCCTTAGCGGCTGCAACTGGTGCAGGGGCAGGGGCAGGAGCTGCGGTGGAGGCAGCAGGGGCATCGGTCTTCTTGGTTACACGCTTGGCGCCAGTGGCAGGGGTAGTCTTGCTCATTGTATTATTACCGGTGGAAGTATTTGACATCTTTAAACGCACTGGCATATTAAATGTGTTTACAGGCGTCAAATTTTATGGGTAAAACACGCATCAGGGTCTAAACATGCATCCGGCTGGACTTTTTTTTATTGAAATGATCCGATTTTAACATTACATTTAAAGGCATTCTTTGACAAAAGATAATAGCTGTATATTAAAAACTAATAATTTATACTTAATATATCTACAAAATAATATTTATGCTATATTTGTATTATAAAATGATATTTCAAGATCATTTATGCATTTCAATAAAAAAAAATTAAATGAAATATTATATGAATATCATTGATTGCCCTTATATATAAGTATAAATAATGAAAATATATAAAACGTGGTAAATTTGACGGCATAAAATTTGACGGCGGATTTGGCGTTAAGCAAAAGTCAGTAACAGTTAAAATGTCTTCCAGCGTTGTATACCCTTCTACTTTCAATTCCAAGAACATCACTATCAGTGCCCCTAAAGCTCTGAAGAGTGGTGCAAAGCAAGCATATCTCAACTATGGTGGTGAGCGGCTTGTAATGCAAACTGCAGTAAATATGTCTGTTCCATTTGGCCTAGCAAATAGTGTCCAGTTTGGTCCAGAGCAATTTACTGTAGAGCTTTCTTTCCGTGGTCACGAGCAACGCCCTGAGATTAAGGAGTTTATGAATGTACTTGCAGCAATTGACGAAAAGCTAATTGATGAAGGTACTAAGTGCTCCCAGGCTTGGTTCAAGGATGATCTACCTCGTGAGGTAATTAAGAAGTTCTACACTCCTTCCCTGAAATACAGTAAGGATAAGGAGACTGGTAAGCAACTTGATTATCCTCCTAACCTCAAGCTAAAGCTTCGTAAGATTAACAATGATTTCGAGACTAAGTTCTATGATGTAAATGGTAGTCCATACAAGGGTGTACCTGTAGAGGATCTACTTCCTAAGGGTGCAATGGTAACTGCAATCATTGAGTGTGCAGGTGTATGGTTTGCTGGTTCTAAGTATGGTCTAACTTGGCGTGCAAAGCAAATTGCAATTCACAAGATGCCTGAGAAGATTTCCGACTTTGCATTCAAGGGTCTTGGTTCTACAGCAGCAGCAGTTGTAGATGATGATGATGCAGCAAGTCAAGCTTCAAATGATGATCAGGAGATTGATGACGACGCAGCATTCAGTAAGCCAAAGAGTTCTGTAGTTGCAGCAATGATGCCTAAAGCACAAGCAGCGACACCTGCTCCAGCACCAGTTGCAGATTCTACTACAGTAGATGATGAAGATGGTGATGATGTAGAGCCAGTACCAGCCCCTAAAAAGACAATCGTCAAGAAGAAGGTTGTACCTAAGAAATAAACTATAAATGTAATTAATTAGTAAATATATAAATAAATAACTAAAAAATAAATAATATAATTAATATAACATAATATTTTTGTTAAATAAATTGTTATATTATAAAATAAATTGATTACCTTTACAGTCTCTCATAGTAAATACAGAATGTGGTACACCGACATTAGCAGTTTGCATTTGAAGATCAATTACAGATTGTGGCATCATTTCAGGATTTCTTCGTATATATTTATTATTTCTAGTTTGTGCATAAGTTAATAATTGCCCATTAAGTGTACTTGCAATAAGTGACTGATTTTGAATATTATTTTGATAACTAGATGCAATTAATGTGCTAGTATTTGATTCAAATAATGTTTGTTGTTGTGATTGTAGTAAAGTTTGTGAAGTTAACCCTGTAGGGATAAAAGCAGTAGATGAAATTAAGTCCAGATTTGTATTACATAAAGTAGGGCAACAATTTGAAATAAAAATTTGTGGTTTATAAAGATGTTCACCAGATTTACAAGTAGTACAATTAAATGTGCTCATTATTATTAACTATATAAATTAATTATTCATCATTTTCTTCAGTTTCATCATCGGAATCTGGGATATCAGTATCAATTTCATCGGTTTCAGGATAGAATCGCCCAATATATTTACCAGGTTTACCTTTAATAACTTGAAATAGTTTATTTTTATTTGTATCTCGTAGATATGATTTTCCATTTAGTTCAAATGGGGTTAATTTAACATAAACAACTTCATAGTCACAAGTATCAAGTATATCAATACTATTCTCAATATGTGTTGGGATAATAGCATCAATAATATTTGCAGCATCAGGATTAATTAGTACATTATTAATATTTCCAATTACAGGTTTTTTCTTAGCGGGTGCACGTTTTTTAGGGGCTGTTGTGGTGGTGTTTTCATTATCAGGATTAGGAGTTTTACGTTTAGCGGGTGCACGTTTTTTAGGAGCGACATTTTCTTCAATTGCAGGAGTCTGAATAGGGGTCTGCGTGGATGTCTCAGAAGGAGTATCATCGATTATTTGAACATTACCAATTGGTGGTTTACCACGTTTTTTAGCGGGTGCAGATGGATCTTTTTTAGGGCGAGGCATAGTATTTTCTTGTATAGTACTTTGTTGTTTATCTTTAGATGTTGTATCGTAGTTAGGTTGAATTACAGTATATCCTTGGCGTGCTTCTTGTTGGTATTGTAATGCAAATTGAATAATTTCTGGAGGAGGTGATCCGTAAGTTGCAAGTCGATCATTATACCATTTACCGCCGAAAATATGGCTATTATCAGGAATAGGTTCATTAATTTTACCGTGATCAAACTTGCGAGAGCCGTGTGTTTTATATGTTGGGGATTTTTCAGTGCATTTGGAGCATATCTCTAGGCCAGGTAGACAAGGGAGATTACAGCGAAGTTCTAAGTGAAAGTTATGTTTTCCATCACCAAATCGCTGTGCAAATTTTTCATCAGTAATTCGAGAAATGCAAGGCATTGTAAAGTCTGTGTTGAATGTAAAAGTCCGTTAAAATCAAATTTAGGAGTCCGTCGGATTTCAATTTTTTCCTTTAAATTCCCTTCTTTGATAAAAAATTGATTTGCATATGCGCCATAAATATATCAGGCAAATATTAATATATTCTACCTATTCCAAGAAGCATTTCCAAGAAATATTAGCAATGGAGATTCCTACTGAACTTGCACTAACCGTTAATCCTACTCTACAAGATCCTCTCTCTAAAAGTATTGTTTATACATTCACTATGAATCAAATCGATAAATATAGCCTAAATTTTGATTACGATACAATTAATCAAGAATATCTTACTGTTCTATTCCCTTATTCAAAGGATACATTCTGGATTCAGATTCGTGCAGCATACTTTACAGAAAGTAACAATGATTACAATCTATGTTATATGCTGCAGATTACATATGATAACGGCCAAGTATATTATGTAACACCTGAACTTAATCTCCATAAATCTACTTGGCAGCCACTAAAGTTTCCAGTTCCATCTATTAATGCTGAAGTAGCAGATGCAAAACTAATTATTAAAGCACCAAATGGATTCTTTACAAATCATAAAAATACATTTCGTCTATTCTTCCTAGGATTTGAAGGCCTATATCCTAAATCACCCAAATATACATATGTAGCCAGTAGAAATAATAATCCTAATCCTTGGGATACTACATTTGTATTTGACTATACAAATCCTAATACAGATTCCGTTTATACAATTAATTACGCAGATCTAGATAATTCTCATTGTCAACTTCGCAGCATTGATTAACAATCTAAATAATACTTAATACACATTAGTAATGGATTACTTCAGACCAAGAGGTGATATAACAACAGTACTAGACCTTACGGATAGAGATGCACAAGATAATTATTTTTTCCCATTAGACACTGAAAACTCGTGGTTTAAGCGTGAAAATAATTCTACAGAAGAAGGTGGATTAGATCATCCTACAGTATATCCTTCTGCATTATCTGTTCAGGAATTTGTACATACTGGTCCAGCAGATTGGGGGCAATTTTTTACATTCAATATTGGAGCATTACCTGCTGGAGATTTATTACAAGCTGTAGTTCTTCAAATCAGATTAGGACATTGGTATAATACTAAAGTACAACAAAACCTATCTACAGCAGACTATACAGCAGATTTAACTAATAATGCAGATAAATATTGGACATATGCAAATAGTCTAGGAAATGCAATTATTGAATATGCAGAGTTTGTTGTAGGAGATCAGACAATTGAAAAAATACCAGGAGAATTCATTAAAACATTTACAAATCTATATGCAAATATTAATGAAAACTTCGGAATTAGTTATGATGCATTAGGAGCAACTCCTTATCCGTTATTAAATACTGCAACTGTAAATAATACTCCAGCAAATCCTAATAGAGCATTTATAACTGAGAATGGAGTATATTTTTGTGTATTACCATTTTTCTTTTTAAGAACTAAATTAAAAGAATCATTTCCACTTTTAGCGTGTAATGAAGGGAATGTCCGAGTAAATATTAAACTCCGTCCATTTTCGGACTCCGTGAGAAAATATATAGGATTCCGAAACTCCTGCGATGAAACTCCGCTAGGACTCCAGACTCCGTTTCAGACTCCTAACGGAATCACTCAGACTCTGAATTCTCAGACAACTCCTATTTTTCAGGACTTTAGAGTTTTAACATTTGCATCGTTAATTAATGGTTCAGTTCGTAATGCATTTTTACATAAACCCTTTGAACAAATGATACGATTATCTCAGACTTTTACATTTGATGAACCTCTCAAGTATATTGTTAGTAAACCAAATCCTAATAACGATACTATTGAAATCCAATTACCCCTTGAGTTAAATCACCCTGTTCAGGAGTTAGTATGGGTTTTTAGAAGAAAGGCTGTGCAAATTAATAATGAATGGGTAAACTTTACTCCAGCTATATCATATCAATATGTTCCTAATAGAATATTTCCAGAATGGCTAGATCAAGCTACAATTCGTATTAATGGATCAGAAGTAATTTCTGCACCAGGTAATTGGTTTAGAGAACATATTGCAAGTAAACATCAAGGTGGATACACTTCTTGGTCATCACATATTTATGGTTATAGCTTTGCAGAATATCCTGATGAACATCAGCCAAGTGGTGCTGCAAATATGAGTAGAACTAATTCAATTACACTTAATATGAAAGTTAATATTCCTATTAAACCAGTAATACCTGATAATAAATGGGATGATACTGTATTAGGTGGATGGGAGGTATTTGTATTTGCAATACATTATAATTGGTTAAGGTTTGAGAATGGAATATGTAATAAAATGTTTTCAGACTAATGCGCTTTTTGAGAAAAAGCGTGCCAAAAACCGCAATTTTAGAAGCCTTTACAGTTATGGTTTTTGCAGACTTTTTCTCAAAAAGTCTAAGCTTAAATAATATGAAGTAATAATAAGACAATGGTAGCCAGTCTATTAAAAGTTATATCATCTGGTATTCAAGATGAACGGATATATTATAAGCATACATTATATCCGTTTTTAAAAGTCTGGAAAAAGACTGGTAGATTTACAACACAATGGGCACGCCTAGATTTTGAACAAGTTCCTCAATTTGGAAATACGGCCTATTGCAAACTCTTAAGAAAAGGGCATATGATTTCAAGAATTTTCCTTGTAACAACAATGCCTGACATTAACACTCCTCAAGTTAAAGCTAGACAATTAAATAATAACTCTCAAGTTTATCCACAATTTGGTTGGACAAATTCTCTAGGACACACTTTAGTTGAAAATTTAACTCTTAATATTGCAAATGATTTAGTTGAATCTATTGATAGTCGCCTACTTGAAATAATTGATGAATTTAATACTCCTTTAGAAAAAGTCTCAGTAATGAATGATCTTATTAAAAGAAAAGAGAATGGATTTACTGCACAATCATTTGGAAATAGTCCACGTGTAGAAACAGTTATAACTCCACTCCCTTTTTGGTTTACAAGAGGAGATCCAGGGTGTTTCCTACCAATCGATTCAATTTCTATGGATGATATTCGTGTAGGGATTAAATTTAGAAGTCTGAATGGATGTTATTATAGTAATGTATTAAACCCTTCAAATACTAGTGAAGCGGATGGTTCATCTTTATGGCCAATCTTAGATAGTAATTTCTATACAGCAAATCCTAATACACAAGGTGCTCAACAAATTCCAGGAGTTCAAATGCCTAATCAGCTGCAACTAGGAGATACATATATTATGGCTGAATACATTTATTTAGATCAACCTGAAGCTAATAGATTCCGCTTAGCTGATTTACAGATTCCAATAGTTCAACATTATCATATGAAGCCATTTGATACTCGTGGGTTAATGACTGCGAGAATCCGTTTAGATATTCCTAATCCTACGCGTAATATTTATTTTATGTTAAATCGTGTCGAAGCACCATCATATAATGCACACTTTTTAGGAACAAGAGATTTAACTGGGAATGCAAATACTCTACCAGATGACTCTCAAACTCCGTGGTGGCCTGATGCAATAGGATTAAATCCGAATTATCCAGGATTTTTGCAGCCAGGATTTGTAATGTCTGACTCCGAGCCGATTACAGGATATGAATTAGATTATGAAGGAAATATTGTCCGTTTTAGAACACAAGCGCCAGCATTATTCCGATCTATTTTATCATCATATGAATTAAGAAAATCACCTTGGATTAACAGATATTATTATAATTTTCCGCTTGGAATACAAAATGGATCAACTCCTTTCTCAAAACCACAAGGTGAAGCTAACTTAGATAAAATAACTAATCGAGATTTAGTACTTAACTTAAGAACTGTACGTGGAGCCTTATCAAATAATAAGACGTCAGTGCCAAGATATGTGGTATATGTGTATGCAGAAACGTATAATATATTAAGAGTCTATGGTGGCCGTGCAGGAATGATGTTTGCATATTAAAAATCATAATAAATAAATTTGAAATTAATAAAATACAATGTAAGGTTACAAAAGTATTTCCAAGATGCGCATTGTGAGTTTTAACATCAATGGTTCCAAGGCAATTTGTGGGAAGTTGAAAAATGGAGAGAAAAAAGGACATTACTCTAATAATTGTCTGAAGACACTTATTAAAGAAACGAAAGCAGATATTCTCTGCCTCCAAGAAATTAAAACACAAGATCCAGTTAATGATTTAGGAACACTTCTGGAAGTCCACGCTGGTGTAAAAAAACCAATTACTCTGGCACCTTATTATAAGTACATTTATCATAACCTGGCAGAAAAGAAGGGATATTCTGGAACAGCAATTTTCTGTAATGTGGAGCCAGAGTGGGTTGAATATGATTTCAAGCATTTCTCTGAAGATACAATTGGTTCTTATACAGACTTTGCATTTACGAGGGAAGGTCGAAT